ATTGGTTAGGAAAAAGATTCCACCCTAATTGGTATTTACCAGTTCATCTCGGCGGAATAGGATTTAACCGTGAATATAGACCTCTTACTTGGAAGGTCACGAAAGCTCAACGCTTTGTTGCAGCCTGTTATATTTACGATCCGACACTAACTCTTTATAAGAGATTAGGTCTTAGAATCCCTACAATGAAGTATGTGAAGTCCATACTCAAGTACACTATGCGTCCCACTTCTTGCGCGACTGTTCTTAATGAAAATGAGCAGCTACTGCAGGATTTGGCGTGTGAACATGGTGATCAATGGCTTGCCAAGATTGCCCTAGCTGCCAGAGCTAAAGATGGTAATGTAATACAAGAGCAGGATTCAGTGTTCGCTAACACCTTTATCCTTAAACTTTGGAAGGACCGTCATACTCGACGTCTTCATCCCTGTGATCTTTCTACTCTAGATAAGTATCACAATGTTATTACAACTTCAAGCTTTAAGGTACCATGTCCACCACTTATTCCAATTCGAAATGAATTTGATAATAAGGAGGAGATAGTGCGTAATATCAATAATCAGGATTTCCTTACTCAGGAAAGAAACCTGGTTATTGACGTTGAACTTAATAAATTAGTTTACAACGTCAATAATTTTGTTAGGTGTGAAGAAGTACCAAAATTTCTTCCCCGATCTTTACGATCCCTACTCGATATATTGATTATAGAAATTGGTCACGGTGATTATCAATATGATCACAACCGCTGTTTTAAGGGTGACGAAAAAAGGCATCGCGCTTTTTTGGCATCTGACCAAATGCTATCTCCATTAACTTTCTTTAACTCGTTCGTACAACCAATTACTTGGATGTACCCTGGTTACTATGCATTCAAACGAGAAGTATTTTTAAACTTTGATCGTTATTTTCTGATGCTAGGTCCTAAATCCTACCTAAATAAGTCCTTTACGACTATGGTGGTTGGTGACAAGAAAGTTACCGATTATTTTCCTCTATTTAATTGAGAGTGAGAAAAGATAATTGTACCACTGTTTTGATGGTTTTCTATGATGTGGGTTAAAATAAGAAAACGAGTATGAACTAGGTTTGTTCTCGTCCGAAACGACGTTAAACTAACATAGGATCTAACTGTGTGAGGCCGCTATTATTACGAATAAATAACAACGTAGTAGGTAAGTGCATATATGTTCCCTGACAATTCTAAGTTTTATCAGGTAACTTGTTAGATCTTTTTGGTGGTTGGGTAACTTATCTCCATGGAGTTGATATTTGT